ATGATGACATATATCCTGATAAAGATGCTTTATTTCAAGGATGGGTATTGTAGATAAAAAAAAGACATATAAACCTAAAAAGGGTAATGTTAAAAAATTATTAATCTATTTAAAAAAGAAAGTAAGTAAGTAATATTATGGCAACACTTTCAGGAAATAAAATAAAAGATACTTACCAGTCGTTAATTAAATTAACTGACAACGGTAATTTAACAACAGGAGCAAAACAAATAACAGACGGTTTTGGTAATAACAGTCCGCTATTTTTATCAACAACACAAATAGGAATTGGTGTAACACCAACTGTACAATTTCATACATCAGGTAATGGAAAGTTTGGTGGCAATCTAACAGTAGTAGGAGATTTAGTTGTTGAAGGAAATACCACAACAGTAGGAACAGATACTTTAACAGTAAAAGACCCTTTAATTGTATTAGCAAACAACAACACATCTACTGACGCTGTTGATATTGGTTTTTATGGCAAATATCATCCTAATAGTACAACATTGTTTGCAGGTTTATTTAGAGATGCTGGTGATGATAAATTTAAAATATTTAAATCATTACAAGTAGAGCCAACAACTACAGTAAACACAAATGGAACAGGATATGCTGTAGGAACATT